CTTGCCCCGGTATGCTCCTGGGAGCCCAGAGCAGTCAGTGTTGACTTTGCCGACCTGACCTTTCTTTTTTGCCTTATTAATGTAAGCATTTGTAACCACATTCGGATACAGGCTGTGCATCTGATCCATGATCCCCTGAGTGAGCACATTCATTTTCGCACCATAGAAATACGGTGTTCCAATCTTAGAAATGGCATATTCTGCCATTCCGGTTCCTGTCATCATAAGCTATCCCTCCACTTCCGGCAAGCCTGCAACGCTCGTGAGTAATGAAAGGATACCGGCCAGTGTGCTTGCGCTTGCTACAGCAACCCAGTTAACATCACCCATGACTGCTGCCGTGCCAATCGTGGCAACTGCAGTCTGTGCCACAGTCTTGATTGCTCTGATTCCTGCCGCTTTTGCCCATTTCTTCCAATCTCTCATATCCATGTACCTCCTTTTTAAATAAAAGCCTGCACTGCTGCCCAGATCAGGCCAGCAGCTACAAACGTGACCACTGCTCCGATCAGCTGGTTGATCACTGCTTTCTTTGTCTCGCTCCATTGTTTCCCGGGCGCACTCTCCATCTCATCCACACGATTATCCATGCGGTCTACCTTCGTACCCAATGAACTGACTGCTTCGTTCGTGTGCTTTACCTCTTCCACCAGCTTAACCATCGTGTTTGACATGGTATGGATCTCATCCACTATTGGCTCCAGCTTGTCCAATCGGTGTGTGTTTGATTTTGTGCGTTGCTCTACCTCTGTTATTCTGTGTTCGATCTCGATCTCGTTCATGCTGCCTCCCCTATTAATAAGAGCCGGGCGCCTCCACTAGGAAGCATCCGGCTCTATGGCTCTGTTATTATTCAGTTTCGATTTGCACAGGATCATGTTTGTAACACTCATGCTTAATCGGGAAGCCCTCTTCGGTAAACATAATCGCTGCGTGTACCGGTAGATTTGATGTGGCCGCATAGGCAAGAATCGTGTGATACTTGTTTTCAGCAATGTTCTGATCTTCAAAAGCATACGGAACCGCGGATACTACACCTGCTTCGTTTGTCTGGATTTCTGTTACAACATACATAATGTTATCCTCCTTGTTATGAATTGATTAATATGTTCAGCTGCTCCGCCATGTTAGTGACACTGCAGTTGGTTCCTACCACTATTTTTGCGCCGTTGGCAATGGCCGATGTTGCTTTCAAAAGTGTATTGCCAACCATAAACAAATTACCCTCCGAATAGTTCTTGGTTGCAATATATTTTCTCTCTGCTTCTGCAATCGCCGTCTGCACTCTGCTCTGATCATCGACGTGCGTTTGTGGTAAATCCTCCATCTGTTGCACCGGTGCAATTTCCAAACCAGTGTACACACTTCCATCATCAGACAGCTCATACCAACCATTTCCCTGGCGGTATAGTGTGGTATAATTCTCATACTCTCCATTATCCATGGGATATAAATCGTTATCCTGCAGATACAGACGGAATCCGCTTAAATTAGGTTCCTCGTCTGTAGTTATCTTGGTAGTGTGATCTCCTGTGGGCATCACAACAGCCTGGAGGTATTCTTCAGAATTATTGAATTTTATGTAGGCCATGGCAGCCTCCTTTCTGACGATAACGTCTTATTGTTTTAAATAGCAATTTAAAAATGTCACTACTATGGGTAAATCCAAATCCAACCGCAGCTTTATCTGATCAAATTATTACATTGAATGACAGCATGACCAACTACAAGTATTATATGGTTACGTTTAAAGCAGACTTTAGTATTAATGGCGTACAAAGTACTGGATATCTAACAACGCAAAACCCAGCATTATTATCAGGATTTTCATGCCCTGCCGATGGTTTGGCAAACGCTGGGCTACTTATGTATAGGCATGTTAGTCCTCTTAATGAGACATCAAATCAATTTGTAATAGGTAAAGGGTATTACGTAGGAAATTACAATGCTCCACCGACAGAATATACAGGTGCGTGTGTTGTTAGCAGAATTTTTGGCATAAAAGATTAACTAACCATAGACAAATAATTATTGTTTGTGGCCAACGTAAATAAATCTTACTGCAATTGAATCTCCTGATTGATATACATTTTCGCCAGTACTTGCATATATCCGAAATGATGTATCACCATAGTTTACAGATAAGCCAGATTTTAATTTTGTGCCATTATTTTCAAATGCTTTTGTTGCAATTACAACATAATTACTTGAACCAGGCATTGAATCACTAGGGATAGGTATGGATTCGCTTTCCAATAAATATCCGTTAGTATAAGTAAGCTGTGATATCCCTATATAAAATATTGGATATGCATTATTTAATTTGGGTAAATTGCTATTTATCGCATTTAACCCATCTTTTACTGCAAGCGCATCCGGCACATATCCGGAGGCTGTATTTGCCATCATATCAGCGTAGGAGCTGATGATCTGTGCAAACGCTGCTGCCTTCAGATCTGCAAACCATTTCTTAATCTTACCCATCATCACACCAAGGGTTTCTCCGGTCGCAATGTTGGATCTGGTGGACGCCTGGGTAAATGCTACAGTCATGTTGGTACCTGCAGTCGGGGTAGCACCGGTTGCTCCCTTGATGCATCCCGTATATACCCATTTTGCCACAGATGCAGCTCCTGCCACAGTACATCTATATGTATTACCAGTAGACGTGTTCAGATAACAGTCATTCACCAAAGCATCTGTAATACCAGATCCGCTAAAGATTGTTGCTGTAGTAGAAGTGCCAGTGATAGCCGTACCCTGCGTCCATCTGCTCCCTCTAGTTCCTGTAGGACCGGTTCCACCTGTCTCTCCAGTATCTCCTTTTGCTCCTTTGATATTCCCAGCATATACCCATCTGGCATTTGTCGCGTTGCCAGCTACCGTACAACGGTATGTCCCACCTGTCGATGTGTTAAGATACATATCATTGACAAGTGCGTCTGTGATCCCGCTCCCGGAAAACTGCGTATTACTCGTACTGGTGCCCGTCATCGCTGTACCAGTACTCCAACGACTTCCGCGTTGCCCTGTTGAACCAGGATTACCTTGAACTCCCTGTGGTCCCTGCGCCCCTGTATCTCCAGTGTCACCTTTAGGGCCCTGATCTCCTGTATCTCCCTTATTTCCCTGCGCTCCTTTGATATTGCCTGTATACACCCACTTCGCCACAGATGCAGCTCCTGCCACAGTACAACGATAGGTGTTTCCTGTAGATGTATTAAGGTAACAATCATTCACGAGTGCGTCTGTAATCCCAGAATTACTAAAGATCGTTGCAGTTGTTGAGGTTCCGGTAATAGCAGTACCCTGTGTCCAACGACTGCCTCGCGTACCCGTAGAGCCCTGTGGCCCTTTAACATTTCCAATAAGTGTCCTTGCCATATTTATTAACCCTCCGTCATGTAATATAGGTTGCCAGTGCTGGTGTCATATTCGAATTGTGGTGTGCTTCCACCCTCTGCGGAATATGCCCACAAATCGCCATTTGCATCTACTGCAAGCGTAAAGAATCCAGATACCGGCACCACTACACCACTCTCACCGGTATCTCCCTTGTCTCCCTTAGGTCCTGCTGGTCCAGTGTCACCTTTATCTCCTTTATCTCCTTTTGCTCCTGCTGTTCCACGTTCTCCCTGTGGTCCCTGCGCACCTGTCGCACCAGTTGCTCCGGTCGGTCCCTGGGCTCCTGTAGCGCCAGTATCCCCTTTATCTCCTTTTGGTCCTTGGATTCCCTGAGGTCCGTTAAAAGCACCAATTTCCAATCTGTGAAGTACATCCGCGACCATATCTGTAGCATCATCAGCAGCTTGTTCTGCCGCCTCTTGGGCGGTCAACGCATCCACTGCGGAATTTGCTGCAGCGATCTGACTTGCCAATGCCTCTGCCGCCTTTTGAGTAGCAATCCCTGTTTTTTCTGTGGCGATCTCCGCTGATCCAGCGGCGGAGATCTCAGAGTTATATGCCGACTGCGAAGACGCCATGGCATCTCCTGCATAAGCTCCAGCATCTGCGGCTTTTTGAGTAGCGATTCCTGCCTGTGCAGTAACATCTGCCAAGTAGTTAGGTTGTAACTTTTCACCCGTGATAGATCCATTCTTCACATTGACAGTCACACGCCCGTTTGCATCCACAGTGAACGCCATTGTTGTGGAATCTATAAATTCATACTGCGTAATCAATGCACTCATATCCACATATTGCACTGAGCCATCATCCAGCGTTATCACCAATCTCTGATTCTGTGCATCATAAGTGAAATTGACAGCCAGCTTTTCCAATTTGGTATCTATGGTTGCTGTACTGCCAGAAAGATATGTTATGGTAATCACACCAGTATTAGTGTTCATAGTGACATCTCTTACCATGGTATTGGCAACTGACTTGTCCAGTTTAGTTGTGTCCAACACCAACACCCGATCATCAATCGTATCTATCGCATTCCCCATCTTTAGCAGGTTCGTCTCATTTACCGGGGTACGTTCGCTCGGGTAATTCTCCCATGGTACCGGATCATACGCTTTCAGCATCGCCTCTCACCTCCTCACCCCTATCCATTAACTCTCCATTTATCTGTCCGAAATACTCTGCTTCTACATCCCGAAAGACATCGCTCAATACAAAATATTTGGCTCCTATATCCAAAGGAGAGTCAGCAAGCACTTTCTTTACTGTAGCCCGTAATATCTGATAATCTTTAACCATTGACGCCTCCTGATCCCAAGTAATACATCCATGATGTGCTCAATTCAAAGCCGGTGACATACCCATTGCTTTTAGTAATAGAACTGACTCCTGTAACCACTTCCTTTGCCGTCCAATTCATTGTTCTGCTTTGTCCACTGACCGTAACTGATCCGGCGGATATCTTATTGGCTGTCAGTGTACCGGTTATATTAGCTCCCCTAACTGTGATATTCATTGCAGAGATATTTTCAGCAGTAAATTCGGATGCGCTTAATTTCTCTGTTTGTAAAGTCTGTACAACACCATTGAGTGCGTTCAGTGATGCAATTGAAGCCTTATCCGCTATTAGACTTTGTAGTGATGCCGAAGTTGCGTTCAGCGTTTCAATTGTTGCAAATTTTGAGGTAAGTTCTGTAGCGCTTACCAATCCAACAAGGTCTATCTTGGAAGCCTGAATTTTAATGGTCTCAGCAGTTTGATTGATTTCGCTGACTATGTTATTCTTGCTGACTTTAAGCAGGATCTGTTGAGCATTCAGAGCAATCTGTGCAGACATTGCAGCCTCTTCCGCAACAGCTCTCTGTGCTTCCAAAGTTATCGCATTTGTATTCTGCGTAATTCTAGTGGATAACCCCTGCTCTATATCTGCAATCTCTAATATTGTCTCTTCCAGAGTCCGTGTCAGCTTATTTGTCTTACCTTTCAGCTGTATGATGCTCCTTTGGACCGATTCGACAACCTCAGGTTGATACTGCTCACCTTCCGCATCATAGGTATCACGTAGTGCTTGGATGCCAGTAAGTGTCCTCTGTAGGATGTATGTGTATATTACCTCATACTTGCTCTGAACACGGATTCCATCCCCTACTTGTAGGCATGGATTGCCTTTAGCTACCACATGTGCCGGCCGATACCAAACCTTGCTTATAACAGAAAACAAGTTGGATGCGATCGTCTGTAGCTCCGCTGTGGACTTGCCATAGACAAGGAAGTTGTCTTCTACAATGTAGCAGTTGTTACCATTGCCATAGATAACTCCAATGTCATTCTCTTCCTGCCTGATCTGCAATTTATTGATCCTGGCAGTTTTATAATCCTCATATTTAACTTCTATGTAATGGCTTGCACTGATTTTTTCTGCATTCACGGGATCTGCCGGGAATAAATCATCTGCAGGATAGAGATCGTCTGCCGGGTAAAGACCTTCAATCATCTCCTTCAGGTGGATATACTGAAATTTCCCGTCTCTTCCAATATGACCGAAACAACCGTTGATCTCACAGATGGCTGTAATCACCCTCCGACCGCTAAGCTCTGACGCCTCAATAGTCTTTTCCACAGTCATTGCATCATTGACAAGCGTCACTGTTTCCTGCGTGATTCCGAAGTGGGCCATGAAACTATCCCGGAACTGCTTAAGCGTCACTGTGCTATTTGCATTTGGCAAGATTGTGTTATACCAAGCAATCACATCAGCCACGAGAATATCATGCATCCTGTCGTAGGCAACAACATCTCTGCATCTTCTGTCAGCTGTTGGCACATCCGAATCAACCTTAAATTGCCCAAATAAAAAAGGCTCTGCGGTATGTCCGTCCAAAACATCGGACACCGTAAGCCATTTCCCTTTCAGTGACGTAAACACATTCGATATTCTAAATTTAATTGCGCTCGCTTCACAGGATCCAAATCTCAATTGATTCTCGGAGCAGATGCTCTCAGTTAACTCAAATTGCTGTGAGTGCAACTCTGTATTTGTAATCACTCCACCATCAAACTGAATCTTTAACTGTTTATCCACAGAATCCTTTAAAAAGAGGTCTGCATGATCATAATCAATCATTTGCAACACCTCCTACAAATGCCATGCGAATTGCATCATAATAAAGCACATTTTTATCCGGTTCTTCCTGTTTTATTACCGGTTTGAAATCCGCCAGATATGCCACTTGGGTGAAATAATCGTCATATTCTGGGATATATGCTGTAACAATACACTTCCGGGACTTTGCCTCAATGTAATTCGCGCGTATGTGCGACATCAGATCAGCGAACTGCACATTGGTAAGTCCGGCTGGAGTTTGGAATTCCGCTTTCAGTGCTTTCAACTCCACTGCATCAATGTGTTCATAGCCGTTTGCATCGGTGTATGGATCCAGTGCCTGCATGTTAGCGTATGGACTGTATGTGCCTGCACCTATGTACTTGTCAGATGGAATCACATAATCCCCGATTTTGATTAAGTAGCCGCTGTATGCCATGCTGTCACCTCACTTCTAACCAAAAGAAAAGCACTTCACCAAAAAGGTAAGTGCTTTGTAAGATAATATTATTTGTGAGAAAAGTATATCATATAAAAATTTTTTTCTTCCTAAAATCCTGCAAAGTCTCTCGGGAAGATTTTAGATATTCTTGTAAATCAGGCACACGATGTCCAATTGCCCAACCATAATCTTCTATTGAAATATTTTGCATTATTTCATTTAGTTCGTTCTCTTTGACCAACTGAGATTTATTCATAATCTCTGCTATTTTTTCAATTGCCAATCTCTGTTTTTCAAGTATATCTGATACATTTTTTCTCCATATTTCTTTGCTGACTATATAATTTTCGGGACTAGTTGTCATATAAAACCGAACATTATAATTATAATCAAAGATGATCAATCCAAAATGTCCATGATATTTCGTTCCCTCAATTTCATAATCAATAGCTGTATCATCCGTAGTATACTGCTCACTATATTCCAAAAAAGAATTAAACGATGCTTTACCATCAAATTCTGTGTCAATAGCTATAATATCACTTTGAAGAAGCTCATAATCCTTTATCGGCACCTCGAATTCATCCATTGTTATCACATACATAGTAATTACCTCCTTATCATATTTGTATCATAACCGCTCTACAACACACTCTTGATAGATAAAGTTTGTCTGTCTGTTTAATCCTTTGGGATATCAATTATTATATTAGTTTTCCACAAAACTCCTATTCTATAACTTCGATATATTTAGGAATAACGCTACAAGAGTTATAACCATCCCAAGTGTTTGTGGAATACCTTATAACTTCTCCATACAAGACAGCTGTTTGCCCACATTCAAAGTCATTTGGTGATAGATCATAATTGTGAGAGAAGTATACTGTAATTTGACTTCCAACATAACTGTTTTCCTCTCCCCTTGATACGCCACAATAATAAAAATCTCTATAAATATTCCATTCTTCGTTCAGTTTCTGCACCGCCGAATCATATACCGCATCCATAGTAAAAAATCTTTGTTCTTCAAAGAAAACATCTAATTTGACTAACTTGCCACTTAAATTAGCCTCTGAGAAGAAAATATCGTCATACCATAATTCCTCACACAGCTTTTTGTATTCTTCTTCGTCCAAACTGTCTGTGTCAGGTTCTTCAATAGATTCATCCTCTGTCTCGTCCATATTTTCTTGACTTTCATTGATTGCTTGTTCTTCTATCTCATTTGCTACTGTTTCTTCACTTTCATCGGATTCTTGAATTTCTACTTGACTTTCTTGTGTTACATTTTCCTCCACTATTTCTGATATATTTTCCACCGGTTCTTGTACCACATATTCTGCATATGCATCTGTTTTTAAATATGCAGCTGGACCGATAATAGCAAGCAAACAAATTAATATAACATCAGCACTAACAAAAACTAATGGCCTTTTCCAATTTTTCTTTCTAAACAATTGTACAATAAAACAAAACAGAAGTACAAAGAAAATTAAAATACATAGCACTAATAATATAGCGGATACTTCACTTATCATTTCATACATTACAATCCCCCCTTCGCACGTTTTCCATATTATAGCATGCAAAGAAGGGATTGTCACTACATTGACCTAATTGGTACTGGATTCTTCTGCAGTCTGCGGGATTCATCACTCCACTCTTTTTTCCATACTTTAAACATTCCATGAGGATCTCCTTCAACATGAATGTCCACATTTGTGTTTGTCCTGCTTTCAGCCATTGCCCTCATCATTCCTCGATAAGCAGCTTCTTCAATTCCGGAAGTAATCTGCTCATTATTTGCAACAGCAGTTTTGCCATTGGAGAACTGTCCAACAAGTTCCCCGTGGTTAGCCATAAACAAACCATCCTCTGGGAATCCACCAATTGAGAACGTGGGGATTACTCCCAATGATAACTTAGATGTTCCTAAAAGATCAGTAATACCTTTACCAATCATCGAGTTTGTATCAATGTTGATGGTTAACTTATCATTAAGCCAAGTAGCGAATTTATTCCACAGATTCTTGATAGATTCAATGGCAGCATTCCAAGCCTCTGACATTCCATCTTTGATTCCACTCCAAGTCCATTGTTTTTTACTGAAAAATGGTTCGACCGAATTATGCCACCATTGAGCAAAACCGAGATTGTTCCACCAAGTGGTAAATTCTGTCCACTCAGAGGATAATCCAGAATGGATATTCGCACCCAGATCTTGCCATTGTTTCTTTGTGAACCACGGGGAAATATCATCCCACCATAAACTCAGCGCATCTTTCCATGTTCCGTCTGTAAAACTAGATGTCAATTGTCCTACAATTGTACTGTTATACAAATCACATATTCTTATCCATCCAACTTTTATAGGAGCTGCAATATTATCATCGAACCATTGTGCTTCGTCGTTCCCTATGGCGATTAGTCCATTTTCAATATCTTCTCCCCATTGTTTCAGTGCGTCTTTCCATACGCCATCTTTAATGGATTTCTTGAACTCATCGAGGAAACCACCTTTTCCGAGCCATCGGAAATTCTTGTACATTTCTGCTTCATCCGGGCACAGGGCAGCTCCTAGTTTTCTACCAAATGCATTACCTGCAAACCATGCTAAAATACTGCCACCTAAAGCTGATGCAATCATTGTCCCTGCACCAACTGCACCTTCTCCAACCAATGCTGCCATATCCATAGTCAAGAAGTTCCATAGTCCACCAGATCCAGCTATTGCCGAAAATAAAGTTTTTCCCAATGCTGTTTTGAATACTGCTCCTACGGATGCAAAAGTTCCTTCAACACCAAGAACAGATGCCAGTTTTTTTATAATGATCCCCGAAACAAGCGTTCCTAATCCTGTAAATTTGAGCAGTGCAATCGCTGATATAATAGATGTTTCTACAGGTGCAGCATTGAAGCTTCCAAACCAAACTTCGGCAATTGCTTTCCATATATTAAACTTCAATTTGAAAGCTGAAACAATTATTTGTGTCCAATCAAGTCCTGCGAGGAAATCCCCAACTTTTTTCCCAATATTATCCCAATCTACTCTATCAATAGCGTCAGCGAAAAAGTCTATGATCCCAGTCACTAATTTAGATGTATCTTGCCCCGCTTTAAAGAAATCACCAACTGCAAAATCCTCGATGATATCTTTAACAGGCTGCAAATACTTCTCAATCTTATCTGCGAACTGATTTGCTCGGTTCTCAACATTAGCAAAAGCTTCATCCCAAACTTTCTGATAATCGGCAAGAGCCGCATCAAAAGCAGCGTCAAGGAGCCCTGAAGGGATACCACCGCCACCGATTCCACTAGAAGCACTATCATCTTTAGTGGAGATAACATTCAATTCATCAAATGCGCGGATGCCCCTCTTAAGCTTGTCAGCAGCTTTAGAAGCATCATTCAAGCCATCAGTAAGAGCTTCTGTATCATCAAGCAGTTCCCCAAAATCATATTCTGCCGATCCAACAGCGGATGTGATTCCACTCAGATCCAAACCAAGTAGCTGACCTATCCAAGAAAACAATCTCTGAACTGCAATTACAAGACCGTTGATATATGGTAATGTTCTCGCAACAATTGGAAGGAATAAGTTGCCAATCGTCCTGGAGAGATTATTAAAATTACTTTTGAGCATTCTCAACTGATTCGCAGGCTGATTCAGCGTGTCCGCAAGATCTCCCCACGCATATTTTGTACGCTCTAACATAATGATCGCGCGGAGCAACGCTTTATCACTTTGATTCAATTCTGACACATTGGCTTCAATACCCAGGTCAAATAGTTTTTGCTGAAGGTTCACAAGACGGATATTTACACCATATTTGTCCATCGTACGGCTCATACCAACCAAACCGGACGCCATGTCTTTCCATACCTTGTCGAAGTCCATATTCTTTACGGATGCAAGGTCTCCGCCCAACTCTGTAAGAGCTTGTGACAGTTTCACCGATGTATCAGCCGCCACGCCCATGGAATTGGACATCTGTGTGAACATAGCTTGGTAATTCATCAACTTAGTAGGATTGATACCAAGGCTTGCATTACCGGTAGCAGTCAGAGTGCCGTTATCATTCACGGCAAAGCCAGTCATTTTGGAAGTCAACTCTTTAGCACGACTACTGAACGCTTCAAAGTAAGAATCGGCGGATTCAGTACCAGCTCTCGCTGCCGAATCTGCTA